CAGACAACAGAGTTTATAAGAAATACTCTCATATTTATGCAATTAAACTATGGTTAAAAGTAGACTAGTATGATAGTAAAGACTCCATAACTATAAACATCTCTTCTTTGAAGCATTGTCTAAAAGATAAACCTTTCCAATATCATTATACCGCACCAACTAATTTTTACTCGATCCATGGATTTAGATTTTATGATTGAAATTATTCATTCGACAATCTTTTTGTAAAGCCAAAACTTGTCTAGCCATCAGATATAGCCATAGACAAGTGTGTCTAAAAATCTACTTTGCACAGTCGCTCTAGAGTATTATATCACCGACTAGCATAGGCAAACTAGCATATCTAATACAGACCTTATTCTAATTGATCTTTTAAATGATACATCCCTAACCAATGTGCAATATAACTATTAAAGCGCAAAGTATGATAGTTATCACAATGACATATAATAGGATCAGCATTAACTAGTCACTCCTTGCACTGCATAAACATATCAATGATAGAACCGTGCTTTACTCTATTTTAGGCTCCTAACTTCTTCAAGTACATAAATTTCTAGCTATCTGATAAAGCATCATATTATAATGAGAAAATGCTTTAAATAGGCAAGCACAATACAGAGACTCCACTTAGGCACTCGTTGTCAAGGATCCATGTAAAAAGATTATAAGGTTTATCAGCTTGATCTTTAGCAACTTTAGAATATATAAGTGCATCTTATAGTTGTAGTCTAGTCTAATTTGCTACATGCTGACTACAAAACAGAGATTATCTAGCCAAAACAAAGTAATCGTAAGATGACCAATGTGCAACTTACACTCCAGTGACGCCTAAAGCCTGTTTAACTACAGTAATTAAGTCGTCATCCCGTAGTACACAGCTAGCTAATTTCTTGGCAATTCAGTACAACTATAAATCACTAAAAGATTGAGTTGAGCGAACTCATGAAAACTGATGAAATAGAGATCGCTCTCCAGGTAAGTAAGCACCATCAAAATTTAAGAACATGTCCCAGTTGCCATATTCTATTATGGATTAACCAAAGCTATCTAGTCAAGAGTAGTGATTTAAAACATAGACTAACTTTTTGATATATGCTTATGCGAATTTGCCGATATAATTAGTGAATCATTATTAAAATTAAAGACCCAAGGATTCTCGAAATAGTTGATCTAAAGCTTCTTTAAATCTGCGAGAACCCAACTCATATTATGACACTAAATCATACATAGCCTATTGGGCCTCATACTTTTTCATCTCAGACTCACTCTTATCAGGATCCAGTTTGACATTTCAAACGAGATAGTACATGTCTCTAATTGTAGCCTTCCGTTATGGTAGTTTTTCAAAGAATTTAATAAAGTCGCTTTTTGCCCAGTTAATAATGGATCTATCGTACAAAAATCTCTGTTTTAACAGCTCATTAAACTGATCAAGTAATTTGGCAGCGTTCTATACATCCTGATCATTATCGTATACCGCAGGTATGTCTAATTTGGGAATTGGGTCAGATTGAATAATCTTTTCCTAGCTTATTGGCTAATCATCAACTGGTGGTCCGAG